AAATAACTGGCGTGTAACAAAAACAACACTACGATTAGGTTCTATAATCATCGGAAAGTGTATGATGGGCTCAACGTCAAACTCTTTAGAAAAAGGCGGGGATAACTTTAAAAAGTTATATTACGACTCGGATGTAACTAAACGAAATTCAAATGGACAAACAAAGTCAGGATTATACTCGTTATTTATCCCGATGGAGTGGAACTACGAAGGATTTATTGATGAGTACGGGCAGCCCGTATTTAATAATCCTGATACAGACGTTTTGGACCCGTTTGGCGACACTATTGAACAAGGAGTTATAGATTACTGGGATAATGAAGTTGAAGGCCTTAAACAAGACCAGGACGCTTTAAATGAATACTATCGCCAGTTTCCACGTACAGAAGAACACGCATTTAGAGATGAAACAAAAAACAGCTTGTTTAATCTCGCTAAAATATATGAGCAGATTGATTATAACGAAGATCTGCGTAATACTAATGTTGTAACCACTGGTAATTTTCAGTGGGTAAACGGCGTTAAAGATACAAAAGTTGTATTTATGCCTTCACCGCAGGGCCGCTTTAAGGTGTCATGGATACCGGAGGCGAGCATGCAAAACAAGCAAATTGTTAAGAATGGCGTTAAATACCCGGGTAATGAGCACGTCGGTGCTTTTGGTTGCGATAGCTACGACATTTCAGGAACTACCGACGGAAAAGGCTCGAAAGGAGCATTGCATGGGCTTACCAAGTTCAGCATGGAAGATGCACCACCAAGTACATTCTTCCTTGAATATATAGCTAGGCCACAAACAGCAGACATATTTTTTGAAGATGTGTTAATGGCTTGTGTGTTTTACGGTATGCCGATATTGGCGGAGAATAATAAACCTAGGCTTCTTTATCATTTTAAACGTAGAGGCTATAGGGGTTACTCAATGAATCGTCCGGATAAGCTGTGGAATAAGCTGTCTGTAACTGAAAAAGAAATTGGTGGTATACCAAACTCTAGCGAAGATATGAAGCAAGCGCATGCCGCTGCTATTGAAATGTATGTAGATAAATATGTAGGCCAACAAGAAGACGGCACATACGGAAGCATGTATTTTAATAACACATTAAACGACTGGTCTAAATTTAATATTAATAACCGTACTAAATACGATGCTTCTATTAGTTCGGGATTGGCTATAATGGCTTGTAATAAAGATTTATACAGACCTGTTGGTAAATTGGAAAGAACAAAACTTAATCTCCATATTGCAAAATACAAGCAAAATGGATATACTTCAGAAATAATAAAATAACATATGGCTCAGTCAGTTGTAAATAGCGCATTCCCAAGTCAAGTCGCAAGCGACCTGGAAAAGGTTTCTTACGAATATGGGCTTAAGGTTGCTAGAGCTATTCAAAACGAATGGTTCTCTAGTAACTCGGGGACGGCTCGCTTTAGAAGCAACCAAAATACATTCCACAACCTGCGGCTATATGCTAGAGGAGAGCAGAGCATACAAAAATATAAAGATGAATTGTCGGTTAACGGTGACTTGTCTTATTTAAATTTGGATTGGAAGCCTGTACCCATTTTATCTAAGTTTGTAGATATTGTGGTTAACGGGATTGCAGATCGCTCTTTTGATATAAAAGCTTATTCTCAGGATCCATATGGCGTAAATAAAAGATACGCGTATTTAGAGTCGATCATAAGAGACTTGCAAACGAAAGAAATTAGCGACTTCGCTAGAGAAAAATTTGGCATTAATCTTTACGAAAACGACCCCGCGGCGCTACCTGAATCAAAAGAAGAGCTAGAGCTGCACATGCAGCTTTCTTACAAACAAGGTGTTGAGATAGCTGAAGAAGTAGCTATTAACACTTTGCTTGATGGCAATAATTACGATTTAACAAAACGCCGTTTATATTACGACCTTACTACACTTGGCATTGCGTCGGTAAAAAACAGATTTACAGAGGCAGAAGGCGTTGTTGTTGAATATGTTGATCCTGCTAATTTAGTTTATTCATATACGGAGTCTCCATATTTCGACGACATTTACTATGTTGGTGAAGTAAAATACGTTCCTGTTAATGAATTAAAAAAGCAATTCCCAAGCTTAACAGACGAGGAGCTTGAAAAAATACAGGGGCAAAGCAGCAGAAACTTTAGAAAGAACTACGATTTAGATTCTATCGGAGCCGACCAAAGAGATAATAACACTGTTCAGGTTTTATATTTTAATTATAAAACGTACATGAACGAAGTTTATAAGGTTAAAGAAACAGCAACAGGTGCAAGCAAGGTTATCATTAGAGACGATCAATTTAATCCGCCGGCTGATTCTACAGAATTTGGAAAGTTAAGCCGCTCTTTAGAGGTATTATACGAGGGTGTACATATTGTTGGTACAGAAATCTTGCTTAAATGGGAGATGGCTAAAAACATGATGCGCCCTAAAAGCGATTATGCTAAAGTCAAAATGAACTACAGCATTGTTGCACCAAGAATGTATAAAGGACGTATCGAGTCTATTGTAAGCCGATGTACCGGCTTTGCAGATATGATTCAGATTACACATTTAAAATTACAGCAAGTCTTAGGCAAAATGATGCCAGATGGTGTCTATATGGACGCTGATGGCCTTGCTGAAATTGATTTAGGTAATGGCACCAATTATAACCCTCAAGAAGCACTTAACATGTTCTTTCAAACGGGTTCTGTTATTGGTAGGTCTTTTACCAGTGAAGGAGATATGAACCCCGGCAAAGTGCCAATTCAGCCATTACAAACAGGCGCGGGCGGTCAAAAGCTCCAAACACTTATTCAAACATATAACTATTATCTGCAAATGATCCGCGATGTAACGGGTCTAAACGAAGCGCGCGATGGCTCTATGCCTGATTCAAGAACGCTCGTAGGCGTTCAAAAACTTGCAGCAGCAAATTCAAATACAGCAACCCGCCATATTTTAGATGCTGGTTTATTCTTAACAGCGGAAACTGCGGAATGTTTGTCTTTGCGTATTTCAGATATTATTGAATATCACCCAGCTGCCGAGGCGTTTATACAGAAAATAGGCGGCCATAACGTTGGTATTTTAAATGAATTAACTGAATTGCATTTGCATGACTTTGGTATTTCATTAACATTAACACCCGACGAAGAAGAAAAACAGTTATTAGAAAATAATATCCAAACAGCACTTTCAGCGGGACTAATTGATTTAGCCGACGCTATTGACATACGTGAAGTTAAAAACCTTAAGCAAGCTAACCAGCTTCTTAAACTTCGCCGCAGAAAGAAACAAGAGCGCGATCAAGCAATGCAGCAACAAAATATGCAGGCTCAAGCGCAGGCGAACGCACAAGCGCAGCAGGTCGCGGCTCAGGTTGAAATGCAGAAAGAACAAGTGGCACTGCAAACAAAATCACAGCTTGAGCAGCTGAAAGGACAAATTGAACAGCAAAGAATGCAAGCCGAAGTTGCAGCGAAAAAAGAATTGATGGCGCTTGAGTTTGAATACAATATGCAGCTAAAAGGTATTGAGGCAAACGGGCAAAAAGCTAAAGAGGCAGCGAAAGAAGATCGCAAAGACGAAAGAACAAAAATGCAAGCCTCGCAACAAAGCCAATTAATTGAGCAGCGACAAAAGCAAACCCCGCCAAAAAGCTTTGAATCAGGCGGAAACGATATTATGGGCGGTGGTTTCGGTTTAGGAACCTTTGAACCTAAGTAATAATAACAATAATAATTATATAGTATTTTATCATGAGTGAAGAAATTCAAGAAGACGTACAGCCGAAATACGCTTCGGTTGACGAAGATGGTACAATTAAAGTAGATTTAAGAGTAGATGCCGTTCAAGAGCAAGGCACAGATGAGGTTCCTGTACGCGACGAACCCGCAGCTGGCGAAGAAGTACCAGTCGAAAACGTCGAAGAAACAGTTGAAGAACCTGCCGGAGAAAGCGAGCCCGTTCAAAATGAAGAGCCCGTTTTACAAGAAATAACAGACGAAGCTGAAGAGGCTGTAGCTGAAGCAACAGAACAATTGCAAGACGATGTTGCAGACGCTATTGAGGAAGCAAAAGAATCAGGCGTTGAATTGCCGGAAAACATTCAAAAAGTTGTAGACTTTATGAACGATACAGGCGGTTCGCTTGAAGACTATGTACGGCTTAATACTGATTACGCATCGTTAAATGACAATCAGTTATTACGCGAATACTACGAGCAAACCAATCCTCATTTAGATAAAGAAGATATTGACTTCATGCTTGAAGACAAATTTTCTTATGACGAGGAGCTTGATGACGAAACGGAAGTGCGCCGCAAAAAGCTAGAGCGCAAACAAGCATTAGCAAATGCTAAAAACCATTTAGACGGTCTTAAGTCTAAGTATTACGAAGAAATTAAAATGGGATCACGTTTGAATCCCGAACAGCAAAAAGCGATTGAATTTTTCAACCGCTATAATAAAGAAAGTGAAGAAGCAGCTAAAATTGCTGAACGACAAACTAGCCGATTTAGGCTTGAAAGTGATAAAGTCTTTAATGATAAATTCGAAGGTTTCGATTATAATGTTGGGGACAAGAAATATCGCTTTAAGGTTAAAAACGCTAGCGAGGTTAAACAAACCCAAAGCGACATCAATAATTTTGTTAAGAAGTTCTTAAACGAAAATAATGAGTTGTCAGATGCCAAGGGTTATCATAAATCTCTTTTCACCGCAATGAATGCTGATCAAGTGGCACAACATTTTTATGAGCAAGGTAAAGCTGACGCTCTTAAAGCAAGTGTGGCTAATTCGAAAAACGTTGATATGGGCCCGAGAGGGGTGCATGAAAAAACAACAACTTCAAATGGCTGGACGGTACGTGCAATACAAGACGGCGAAAGCTCTTCTAAACTTAAGGTTAGATTTAGAAAATAATCCATTTAAAACAAATTAAAAAATGGCTTTTAACAATTCAGGTGCCTTTGGGGCACATTTGACTCCGCGTCCTGTTAAAGGATTGTTTGCGGATAATTACATTAACTTCCAGGACCCAAGCTTCCAACAGTGGAGCCAACAGTTCCTTCCTGAAGTTTACGAAAAAGAAGTAGAGCGTTACGGTAACCGTACAGTTTCTGGCTTCTTGCGCATGGTGGGTGCAGAAATGCCTATGTCTTCTGACCAAGTTATTTGGCAAGAGCAGGGTCGTTTGCACATCGCTTATGAAGATGTGGTTGTAGCTAGCGCTACAGAATTGACTTTGCCTGCTGGCCACTTGTTGGGTGTAGGTATGACTATCGTTATTAACGACGATGCAGTTGGTGTTAAGAAAACAAACAAAGCTCGCGTTTCAGCAGTAAACGGTACAGCTGTAACTATCGAAGTTTACGACAACGCTAACGCTCAGTTGGATCCAGCAATTGCGGGCCCAGTTACTGTATTTGTTTACGGTTCTGAGTACGGCAAAGGTTCTGCGGGTGTTGGTAACTCTATCGACGCTTCTTTTACAACTTTTGCCAACAAACCAATTATCTTGCGTGACAAGTACCGTGTAAGTGGTTCTGACGTTGCTCAAATCGGTTGGGTTGAAGTTACTTCTGAAGCCGGCACTGGTGGTTACTTGTGGTACTTGAAGTCTGAGCACGAGTCTCGTCTACGTTTCGAAGACTACTTGGAAATGTCAATGATCGAAGCTGAAAAAGCTGCAGGTACTATGTCTGTTGAAGGTACTGAAGGTTTGTTCGCAGCTATTGAGTCTCGCGGTTTGGTATACAACGACCAAGCTTTCGGAACTGCTGGTTTGACAGACTTTGACGCTATCTTGCAAGAGCTTGACAAGCAAGGTGCTATTGAAGAGAACATGTTGTTCTTGGATCGCGCAACTTCTTTGGGTATGGATAACATGCTAGCTGCTCAGAACTCTTACGGTGCTGGTGGTACTTCTTACGGGGTGTTTGACAACTCTGAAGATATGGCATTGAACCTAGGATTCTCTGGTTTCCGTCGTGGTTCTTACGACTTCTACAAGACTGACTGGAAATACTTGAACGATTCAACTACTCGCGGATCTATCGGTGATGTAGAAGGTGTTCTTGTTCCTGCTGGTACTTCTACTGTGTACGATCAAGTATTAGGTAAAAATATCGCACGTCCATTCTTGCACATTCGTTACCGCGCTTCTGAAGCAGACGATCGTCGCATGAAGTCTTGGATTACAGGTTCTGTTGGTGGCAACTACACCAGCGACGCTGATGAAATGAACGTACACTTCCTTTCTGAGCGTGCACTTTGTGTTCAAGCAGCAAACAACTTTGTATTGTTGAAGAAAACTCTTTAATAATTAGTTTTCAATAATATTGCCCTCGCCTTCGGGCGGGGGTAATTATTACCTTTATTTAATTTTATTATATCATGGCAGAAGCTAAAAAAACAACAAAAAAGGCAGCAGCGCCTAAAGCTGCAGTGGTAGAAACTCCCGTAGCTGTAAAAGAAGCTCCAAAAGCTCCGGTAGATACGTGGGTTATGAAAGACCGCTTATACGAATTAACAAGCAAACGCAAGCCGCTTGTGTTTACATTGCCCTCAAGGCATACGGAAGTTAAGCCGCTATTGTGGTTTGACGAAGAAAAAGGATATAATCGTGAATTGCGCTATGCAACAAACCAGCGCTCGTGCTTTGTCGACGAACAAGACGGCAACGCAACATTAGGGCGTATTGTATTTAGAAATGGCGTTTTAGCGGTACCGAAAGAAAACATAGTATTACAGAAACTTCTTTCTTTATACCACCCGTTTACTACTAATGGTGTTATTAAGGAGTATGCGCCAGAGCAAATTGCAGTGAATGAAGTTCAAATGATTGAGGCTGAATTAGAAGCTATGAATTTAGCACGCGACCTTGATATTGAAGAACTCGAAGCAATTATGCGCACAGAAATGGGGTCTGAGGTGTCTAATATGTCCTCTAAGGAGCTTAAACGTGACGCCCTAGTATTTGCGCGTAGAAATCCTATTTTGTTCTTAGAACTCGCGAATGACGATAATATCCATTTGCGTAATATCGGAATTAAAGCTACAGAAATGGGCATTATCCGGTTATCTCAGGATCAACGAACGTTTACGTACGGAGATGGTGGCCGAAAACTAATGACGGTACCATTTGACGAGCATCCATATTCCGCATTAGCGGCATTCTTCAAAACTGACGAAGGTATGGAAGTTTTGAATGCTATTCAAAAACGACTATAGTCAAGATTAATAGTTAGGCTGCATGAAAATGTGGCCTAACTTTTTATATAACAAAAACAATTATGGTAAGTATAGATACTGTTTATCAGCGCGTGCTAGCAATCCTCAATAAAGAACAACGAGGATATTTGCCGCCTTTGGAGTTTAACTTGTTTGCAAACCAAGCACAAATGGATTTGTTCGAGCAATACTTCTATGACATTAACCAATTTGGTAGACTGCACGGCAATGACACAGAGTATTCTGACATGCTTAACATTCTAAATGAGAAGATCAACATCTTCGAGAAGACCGCGACAATGAACTACAACGGTACGCATTGGGAAGCGCCGGTGGATCTATATCGTATCGGAAGTTTGCTATACAACAATACCGAGGTTGAGCGCATTAACGCTAATGAATACCGTTATATTGCGGCATCACCACTTGCGGCACCGAAAGATACTCGTCCAATATTTGTTGCAAACAGCGACGGCTATAAAGTATATGGCGATTCCGAATTAACTACAGGCGTATCGTGTAATTATATTAAGGTGCCCGCTACAGTTGAGTGGGCGTACAACGACGTACTAGGAACTGCAAGCTATAACGCTTCAGGTACAACAGATTTTGAATTGCACCAGTCGGAAGAGACTGAATTGGTTTTCAAAATACTAGAATTAGCGGGTCTCGCTATTAAAGATACAAGTGTTTACCAGGCAGCAATGCAAATGGAAATGCAGAATACACAACAAGAAAAATCTTAATAAATGGGTCTAATCAATACATCAAACGAGAGCTATTACAATGGCCCCGATGGTATACTAAACAGTGGCGATGAAAGCTACGGTAGTTACCAGTTTACCAGCATAAAAGATGTCATCAATAACTTTATCGTTGCCTATGTTGGCGAAGATAAAATTATTAGCAAAGTAAAACGTACAGACGTTGCTTTCCACGCTCAGCGTGCATTGCAAGAGTTTTCGTTTGATATATTGCCATCTCAAAAATCTATTGAGCTCGAATTGGGCCCAGCGCTCGAGTTTTACCTGCCGCAAGATTATGTGAACTACGTACGTTTTTCTTGGGTAGACGAAAATGGGGTTGAACGTATTATATATCCTACAAGAAACATAAATGATTATAAGCCTGCATTGCAAGCTAATGATTATAAATATTTATACGATCAAACAGGCGAAATACTTTACGCTAAAGAGTCGGAATCTTCTAAACGTTACAAAGAAACCAAAAGCGCCGGCTATCCAGAAGGGTTAAACGAGCTTTCTACTGATCAAATATTCAACATGTACCGCTACGGGCGAAGATATGGTTTGTCGCCGGAAGAAGCGCAAGCAAACGGTAATTTTTACATTAACCCATATAAAGGTATTGTACATTTTAGCTCAAACATCGCCGGTAAAATTATAAGCTTAAAATATATTAGCGACGGACTTGCGTACGATGAAGACATGGTTGTACACAAATTTGCCGAAGAGGCTATCTATAAATATATTGCTCACGCTATTCTTGCGTCAAGAGCTAATACACCTGAATACCAAATTGCGCGATTTAAAAAAGAAATGGCCGCCGCAAAGCGCAACGCTAAGCTGCGTTTGTCAAACCTTAAAATAGGAGAGCTTGCGCAAGTAATGAGAAATCAATCTAAGGTGATTAAACACTAATACATATGGCTAAACTGAAGCACACTTTTGTGCGCGGCCGAATGAACAAAGACATTGATGAAAGAATGTTACCGAATGGCGAGTACAGAGATGCACTCAATATTCAGGTAGCAACTTCAGAAGGGTCTAACGTCGGAGCGATTGAGAATATACTAGGTAATACTAAGAAAAATAGCAATTCGAGCGGTGGTTCATGGGATCCCGCTTTTGGCTTAAATAATACTAAATGTATTGGTGTTGTTCGCGACGGGCAGAACAATAAAATATACTGGTTCATTACTAGTGATACAGTAGATGCAATTCTTGAATACGATCAAGCGTTTGACACTATAGAGCCTGTATTAGTCGATACAAACGGGGTGCTTGGGTTTGATCCGGAATATTTAATTACTGGCGTTAATATCCTTGAAGGTTTATTATACTGGACGGATAACCTTAACGAGCCCAAGGTAATTAACATTGCTACATTTAAAGCAGGGTCTAGCCAAGGGGTAAATACAGATTTGTCTGTACATACGCAGGTGTACGGCCGTAACTTTATTGAGAAAGACATTACGGTTATTACAGAAGTGCCTCCAACACCTTTACTTGCATTGCCGGCCGCAAGTCTTGTAGGTGGACCCGGAACTGGCATATCTCCTATTACAACGAATAGCTCACCAGGGACTGCTTTTGCTGGAGTTGAGGTTGGCGATACTCCTACAATAAGTTGGTCTAATTCCGGGTCTTTTATTACATGGGCAGCGGGATCTCGCGCTGTGTTTACGGCTGAAATAGAGCAAGGTGATGGGGCTATTGATAAATACCAAGTTGTAGGTTCTTTCGCGCTTGGCCTTACCGCCGCAACCAGCGGTACCGTGACAATAGAGTCCGCTACGCCGGATATACCAAGTGTTGCAATAGCATGGAAAATGCTTCTTATTGAAGACGACCCGATATTTAAAAACGACTTCCCGCGTTTTTCGTATAGATATAAATTTACAGACGGAAGATATTCTACATACGCGCCGTTTTCTAAAGCTGCGTTTATTGCCGGAGAATTCAGGTACTTAAGTAGAGACGGAAATAACGAAGGCATGAACAATGCCATTCGTAAGATTGCAATATCGGGCTTTCCAACAATCCCAGACAATGTTGAAGAAGTTGAGGTGCTTTATAAAGGAGCGTCATCAAACAATGTATACGTTGTAGAAACGTTTGAAGCTGCATCAGTGCCGGCTTCTTTTGACGTTGAAAACGGATTACTTGGCCCAGTAATCGAGAGTGTGCAAATGCTTAGGTTATTTGACAATGTGCCACGCATTGCTAGGGCACAAGAAGTAGTTGCAAATAGAATTGTTTACGGGAATTACCTGCAAAACTACGATGTAGACGCTTCAGCCATACGACTGAGCGCATCTGCTGTCAATGGCGGGCATTCTAATGTTGGATTTGGCCTACCATCTATTAAATCAGATAGAGATTACCAATTAGGTGTTTCATTTATTGACGACTACGGTAGAGAATCCCCGGTTTTTACAACAGCAGACTCTAATGTCAGCTTTAATACTGAAAACGCTAGCAACGTAAATTATATTCAAGCTGATTTAATCACAAGTTCTATACCGTCGTGGGCATCTTATTACAAGTATTACATTAAAGACAACGCTCCAGAGTATTACAATATTGCTTTGGACAGATATTACAACTCTGAAGACGGCGGATTATGGTTAAGCTTCCCGTCGTCTGAAAGAAACAAACTACAAGAAGGTAAGTATATTACGCTTAAAAAGCAGCATGATTCTTCAGCGCCAGTTCTTGTTAATAATAAACATAAAGTCTTGGCCATTTCCAATGAAGTGCCAGATAATATTGCCAGTTTAAAAACTATAAAAGCGCAGACAAATTGTCTTGTAAATAATGGTTTTGCTGTTGGCGATAATGTTGTATTTTTTATCGGCCCGCTAAAAGATGAAAATGAAAACTTTTTTGAGGGTTGGGACGGGGATGCTTATGTGGCATTCCAAGACGCTGGCGGTGGCAATGAAACATCTCAATATAAAGTTCTTAGCGGAGGGCCAACTGGCGCAAAATACACTACATCCGCAGGTGATGAAGCTGCTTATTTTGAGCTAACACTAGCCGAAGGTATCAAAGCAGAAGACAGCTGGCTTGGCGGTTTGAGTAATGAAGCTTTAATAAAAGTAATTTTATACAAAAAAGAAACTAAAGTTAGGGCTGAATTTGTAGGTAGATTTTTTGCTAAAGTTGACGCAAGCGCTTCACTTCTAGATAATATAAGCGCTGCATTTGGAGGTGGCGACAGGGTATTGATAGAGGATAGGCAATTAACACTTAGCCCCTCCGCTACAGTGGTAAATGACGCTTTTAACGTCTGGCTTGCTCAAGCACCCGTGGCAAATGGCTTAGGATTTAGCATTATTTCTGCAGATCATGATTTTGCGGATCAAAGCGCCTTGTTCGTTACTAGGAAATATATTGCGTGGTCAAGAATTATTACACCTGGTACAAAATTTAAATTTAAATATAGTGATGGTTCTACAAGCCAAGATCTTTATACTGTAAATTTAGTCTCAACGAGTGCTGATGTAACCACTACAAATCCTGATATAACCAGAAAAACAAGGGGTATACAAATGGATAGGGTATTTGACGATACCCAATATAACCCGGGTACTGTTGATATAACTCATTTTGTTATTTATAAAGAGCAGGAGATATTTAATCAAGAAGTATTGTCCTCGACAAACCCCGCTATTTTTGAAACAGAGCCGGACGAACTAGCCGATCTTGATATTTATTGGGAAGTTGGTGGATTAATAGATGCAAATAACCGCCCGCCATCGCCGTACTATATTCCGTGGTACAACTGTTATTCATTTGGTAACGGCGTAGAATCCGATCGCATTAGAGACGATTTTAACGCACCTATTATTGGCAAGGGTGTAAGAGTTAATGCGGAACTTCAAGAGCCATATAAGCAAGAAAGAAGAGCTTCTGGGTTGATTTACGGCGGTTTATACAACAGCTTGTCAAGTGTAAACAACACCAATCAGTTTATTGCGGGTGTTAAAATTACGAAAGACCTTGATCCTCAATACGGTGGTATTCAGAAATTGCATACTAGGGATACCAATTTAGTGGCTTTTGCTGAAGACAAGGTATTTAGAATCTTAGCGGATAAAGACGCGCTTTACAATGCTGATGGCAATACAAATATTACATCGACAAATAGAGTGCTTGGAGACGCGTCAACGTTTGCGGGTGAATTTGGTATATCTAAAAATCCAGAGTCATTTGCGCAATATGGTTTCCGCGTGTACTTTACAGATAAAGCAAGAGGTGCGGTATTGAGATTATCTAACGACGGTATTACTGAAATATCCGAGAAGGGGATGACTGATTTCTTTGTCGATGCATTTGCGGCTAATACAACGCCTGTTATTGGTAGTTTTGACGAAAGCACATCGGCATACAATATCAAACTTAACAATGAAAGCGTTTCGTATAAAGAACGCGTAGACGGCTGGCCGACAAGATTGAGCTTTGATCCAGAGTTTGCGGTATCTTTAAACAATGAATACTACACGTTTAAAAACGGCGAGATTTGGGAGCATTCTAACGAAACTAGAAATAACTTTTACGGGGCGCAAGAAAACTCACAAGTAACGGTAGTGTTTAACGATGCGCCTTCAAGCATTAAAAACTTTAAAACGTTATCATACGAAGGCACTGAAAAATGGACAGCTACAATCGCTACAGATAAGCAAAACGGCACTGTAAGCACTTGGCGTGATAACGAGGGTATTTACCATAACTTTATTAAAGGTGATTTAGTTATTTGGGATAATGTAGCTCAAGAGGGTAACATTGATTCTAAGGAGTTCTCCGTGCAGGGTATTGGTGTTATTTCAACAATACAGCCCATCGTTCCATATCTTATTCAAGCTGGGGATACAATAAACACGTCGTTAAGTGTTGGGGATACGGTATATATAAAACGCGAAAAGCAACCACCAACAGTACCAAAAACATTCGATATACTTAAAGTAGGCGATGTTGTATCAATAAGCGGGTCTAGAATAGAATTTAACGATCCTAGTAATATTGCACCGCAGGTTGGTGAATATGCATTTTTCTTAAAGAGCAATCAAATTAACACTTCAGGATTGCTTGGATACTATGCAAATGTAACGTTTACAAATACAGATAAAGGCTTCGCGGAACTGTTCGCTATCAACTCTGAGGTATTTATCAGTAGCGAATAATACGTAATAATAAACTATAAACTAATTAACTATGATTGGAGATATTCTTGCCGGTGGTGTACAGCTCATCGGTTCTACAATCGGCCATCGAAATCGATTAGCTAAAAGAGATAAAGCACAATCGGCATATGACCAGTCGTTACAAGCGTATTTTGGACAAGATACGTCTAATATATATGCCAACATGGAGAATACCATGGAGGATCTTACGGTTAACCAGCAGGCTGCTCAATTTACTTCAGAGCAACAAGCGCAGGGTATGGCAAATACAATGGCAAGCTTACGTGGTGCTGCAGGGGGCTCGGGCATTGCTGCGCTAGCTCAATCTTTAGCAAATCAACAAGCGCAAAACGCGCAAGCCGCATCAGCGAGCATAGGACAGCAAGAAGCAGCTAATCAAAGAGCGGCAGCCGGAATGGCGGGGCAAATCCAAAGTCAACGCCTAGCGGGCGAGGCACAATCAAGAGCACTTAAAGGGCAATTACTCGGCGAGCAATTCCAAATTGACGCTGGTCAATTAGCTACATCCGAAGCCGCTATTCAGGAAGCTAAAATGGCCGGGATGCAAGGCGCGGCAAGATTAGCTGGCGGCCTTGGCAGTTTAGGCACCGCCGCTTTAACAGGCTATAGCGGTGATAATCCCTTTTTAATGGCAGCACAGCAAGGGTTGTATATTCAAAATCGAAAATAATGGCAAGCGGTGTAGTACAGGCGGCTAGAGAGGTTGCCAAAGTTCAAAATAGATTCGTAGATTATACAGCACCTTTTGGAGCGCAGGTTGACAAGATGAAAGCTGAAAAAGCCGCCGCGCGCAAAGCAAAGCAGGACGCTAATTCAAAACATCTTTCTGACGCTAATAAATATTTTCGCAAGCTAAAAGATATAGATTATTCAGGCTATTCTAACGAAGAAATAAAAATCATTAAAGATTGGAGTCTTAAAAAACGCCAACGCATGTGGGAATTAAGCTCTGCTTTTGCGACTTATAATGATAAAGGTTCCGCTGAAGCGCAGTTAATTCAAGACGAAATGAATAGCATTATTAACGCATTTGAAAATGTTGATGCACAAAATGATTCTCGTTTAGACTTAGCTAAACAATACAATATTGACATCAAAGGCGGGGAATACGGAAGTGATATTCTTAGTCTCGCTCCACAAAATAACACAGCGCTTGCAAACACATCTATGGTTACTCAAAAAAGCTTTACAAGCTTAGACGACGACGGCAATATGGGCTGGGATGTGGACGGCGAAACAATAGGTGTAAATGATGCTGGCAATTATTACACTAGATCTGCTGAGCTTTTAACTTGGGCGGGTAGAGAGATGGACCAAGCGTTAAAACGTAAAGACCCATACACAGAACAAGATATAGCTTTTAAGCGTAAGCAAATAAATTCTTATTTAAATGCCGATGGCGCATTGATGGGTGTTCTGTATGACGATTACTTTGACGATTATATCAATGACGATATAAAGGATAAATTTGACGATGCTTGGGAAGCTGGAGACACAGAGGCTCTTAAAACTATAAAAGACGAAGTAGCAGGCATGATTTCCACGGCTATTTCAGAACAAGGGAATCAAGCTGCTGAAACATACAGAGCTAATAACCCCGACAAACCCAAAAGGGTAACCAGCGAGCTAACACAAACAAAGCGCGATCATTTAAAGCCGCTAGAGGACATGGCGGCAGATCCTAATTACGTTGCAAAAATCGGCGCAGACGGCGGGGGATTTTATAAATTTGTACCAACCATGCGCGGCACGACGGTAAATGTATTCCTCATGACAGATGAATTCGGAGCTCCTGTGCAAGATGATAATGGTAAATTTAAGACTTTGACCATAAAGCAATATGCGAATCAGCTAGGTGTGTCAGAAAGAACCGTTAGAAAAAAACTAGGTATTTAACATTAAAATATAATTCATGAGCGATTCTAATTTGCAAGATTGGGAAGTTGAGCTTTTAAAACAACTTGAAAGCCAAGGCGACTTAAGCGAAACAGAGGGAAAGCAAACGGTTCCGGAGGCAACGACTCCACCGACGGAGCCAGAAAAGAAAAAGAAAAAAGACGCGGCCGCTGGGGAATCCAGTTCGGCCGGTACTTCTTTGGAGTCATCAGAGACTGATCCGCTGGCCGGAACAGAAGAGGTTAAACAGCCAGAGCTTTCGCTTGATGAACTTGATGCACGTATTAATGAGCCTCGTTATGTAGAGTTTGAAAATGGGCACAAAGTTTACGAGGATCAATATCAAGATCGCATCGCGGGTACAAAAAGAGGTAGATTTCCCGAAACATTTGAAGAATATGCTAAGGAGCAAGAATTAGAAATAAAATACGGTGAATTCCGCACTTTTATTTCGCCCGAGGGCAGTCTATTAGACGAGGTGGAGGTTATTGCCGGCCAAACACCCGAAGAGAATATAAACCGCAATTTAATACTTGCCCCCTTTAGAAATATGCTTCGCGCGTTCCGCGGCCGCAAAAAAGAACATAGGCTAGCTAAAGCGGGAGATGAATATCTTAAGGCGATTGCTGGTCAAAACAAGTACACCAATAAGCAAGAAATTCTATTAACGTATTTTGGGCTTACTGAAATGGAAAGATTTGATGGAAATGATTTTGTAATTTCACCTTATTCTTATCAAGATCTTGCTAGAAGCATTGGCGGAGGAGGCGAAGAGGGCGAGCCTGTGTTAGTATTAGACGAAGAAGCGTATAAAGAAATATTAGGCCCTAAAAAATTTCAGCAATGGCTTGACCTTAACGACGGCGTTTTTAAAACTAGCGTCACCCAAGAAGCATTAGATAACTTTGACGTAGATAACGTTCAAGATGGTACGATAAAAAGAGTAGTTTCAAGAAACAAAACTTTAGCGGCAGAAGGGTTTGTACGTGAAATGGGGACGGATGATGCGCGTGAAATGATGCGTTATTTAGAGTCGCCAACTTCTTTTGACGAGTTTATTGTAGCGGAAATGGGGCGTCGTGAGCGGGACGCTAAAGATTTTAAGGAAAAATTTGGGTACGAGCTTAGGCATGATCAAACAATACAAGGCCGTACCTATATTGCCCCTAATTCCTTACGTGTCGGGAAAGGTAAGGGATTTGACGAACAATTTATATTAGCGCTTGAAAAATACGATGCTGATATGAAAGAGTTTGAAGTTTTAGCCGAGCTATACGATGAGCAATATACGTTTTTAGAATCTACATCTCAAAATTACGAAAAAAGATTAAAAACTATTCAGCAAGAGTTACAGGCATTTACTGTTGACGGTAAGCCTGTAATAGAATCAGAATTTGAAGCAAGAAAATATAATTCACTTATAGAAAAATACAACAGCCTTCTTGAGGAAGAGCAATATGCTTCTCTTACTGCAAATATTGAAAAGCTAGAAGCAATACGCTTGTCATTGAAAGAAAAAAGCGATGCCCTTGATGCTCAGGCGCCTTTATTTAGCGATTTAAGTATTGCCAATGATGCGCCAATGAAAATGTACGGGCTGATGGCGCGTATGGATCAAGCGATAGATGAAGCTTTTATTGGAGCGCCGATAATGTTGGCTGCTCATATAGTAGATTGGATCAGTAGATTAGATTTTTCAGACTCGCAAGCATTTAGAAAAGACGGTGCTGAATTCTTAGAATGGGCGAGCGACTATAATGCAAAAATAGCTAAAGGCCGCGAAGATTTAGCTTTAAAAATTACTTCTGCGGATTTAAGCAAGGGGATTAAAGGCGTTGACGGCTACGCTATGGGTGTGCAGATATTAGCAGATAATTCGCCTTCTATAATGGTAACTGGAGCAACAATGGGGCTGAGCGCAATGCCTGTCGCCGGCTTAACAACTGCACAAATGGCTCGATTTAGTGCAAACTTAGCTGGTACTGTATTTTTTGGCATGGAATCAGGAAGCTACCTCAGCGAAATGTCTCTTGGGAAGCGATATGCTAATGAGCAAAATGCAGCGCTTGAAAAAGAACTAGAACAGCTTAGGCTTGACGGTTATGGCGGCAGCTCTAGAGAAAGAGAAATATTAGAAGAAATAGAATACAACGATAATTATCTAAAGGTATCCGAGCTACAATTAGGCTTCTCAGCTTTTGCTTACGGTGGTATTGCGGGTATATTTGAAAGAACGAACCAATTAGGGTTTATAAAAAATTACCAAAAATATTCACGTGCCGTAGGGTATGAAACTTTTTCAAAATATCTTTCTCCATATTGGGCGCAGAGAATGTCAACAAGCCTTACTATTCCAAGAACCGTTATTGGAGGAGCTACTATGAACCTCATTGAGGAAGGGGGTACTCAAATTGGGCAAAACTTTGTAGATGTTCATGTCGGTGGTTTTAAGAAAAGCTATCTTGACGGATTAGACACTGATTTTGTTTTAAACACATTGGGGCAAGGTCTTGCAATCTCGGGGCCACAGGTAGGTACGAATCTTTATGCGGGTGTTGCTAATATATTTACCAATAGGGCTCACATGCAAAAAATGAATGACTATAGAGAAAAACTATTGTCCATTCAGGCAGATTTGCAAACTGACAAACTGACTAAAGAACAAAGAATAAAATTACGCGCTGAGCGCCGCGTTGTGCTAAGTGAAATGAACTTAGCGCAAACAGACATACTTCTTAAGTTGCCTGATATGGATGCCGCCGATTTAAATGCGTTAATAAGCATTGATAGAGACCTTAACTCTATTTATCAGCAAGCAGCGGAACTTGGCCAACAAGGCGAAGTTGGATCATACGGCAAAAAACAGCTAGAAGTTCTTAAAGAACAGTCAATACAGCTCGAAGCCAAAAAGGAAGAGATTTTAGGTAAATCTGATGCCGAAATACTTATTAAATACAAAGACGCTGCAAACCCAGCTCAAGCGGTATTTAATCATAATCTATTTAGAAGATCTTTACGATTAGCCCAGGTTAATAATGATTTTAATCTTGCGGAAATTAGGTCTATGGAGGATTTGCAAAGATTCTTTAATAGCAACCCTGAAATATCGCAAGATAAAAAAGCTGCTATTATAAGAGCGTTTATGGGAGAAATAGACGCAAATGGAAATCAAGTGAGAGGTGTGAATGCAATGGAAGTTGACGGCAAAATCATTGTTTTCAGTGAATTTATCGAAGACCAAATAGGATTGCTAGACGACTTAAATGCGGCTATAGCAGCTGTATCGCCTCTTCATGAATTAGGACATATTAAAACACGTCAGGCGGGCGTTTTGAGCGACTCTGATATTCTAGAAAAAGCAGCGGGTATTACATCAGAAGTGAGAACAGCGCTTGAGTCAAAACTTGCCGCGGGTAAAATATCTCAAGACGATTTTGACATTGCAATGGATCGTCTAAATTATTACGAGCAAAATTCTATTAATGATTTAGTTAATGTTGACGAAGCATTCCAGCTTGTAGCCGACCTAATTAATACAGGGGCTATTGACAAGAATTCTTTTACATCTTTGTATAATTTTAAATCGTTCACAGCTAGAACAATAAGCAAGCTTTTCGGTGAGCTCAAGTGGACAATGCAGTTAAACAACGCTAGTGATGTGTTTAACTTCGTTTCTAGCTGGGCTACAAAAGCAGCAGAAGGTAAAAAAATTATAACTTCAGAAGAAAAAGAAACAACAGTAAAAGAGTCTGTTGCTAGAGGAGATTTGCTTCAAACTATAAACGATCTTGTTCCAGAAACGGTGCAAACGCAAGCAGACTTTTTTGATCGTAAAGTTTTCAATCCTATATATAATGATGGAAACCTACACCCGGCTATAGCTAATTACATACGCAACAAAGCTGTAAGTGCAGAAGAAGCTCAAAAAATTATAGACAGCGTTGCAGATCGTCTTATAAACTTCAACCCTGAAGCTCAAAGAAAATCGGGCGAAGGAAAAATTACGCTTGGCGAGTTTATATTCTCTAATGTAAACTTTGGGCAACGTGATGCAAGAAAAGCATTGTTTGAAGAAAGTCAAGAGCGCGCACAGGTAGAAAGCACGGACAGCGAACAAGCTAGACAAATTGCAACCACTGAAGAAAGCGCGGTGCAAGTTGAAAAGCCTAAATATAAAAGTTTAACGCAAAGAAAAGTGTTAAGCGAAGAGGCTATGGGACCTGCGCGTCAAAAGGTGTTGTCTATTGCGCGTGTATTAAAATCACCTATAGATGCTAATGTAAGCAAAAACGTTACAGTAACGCCAT